GATTGGCGGCGAGATTTTGCCGCACGATCTCGGGATCGAAGTGCCAACGACAGGCTTTCTCACCGGTGGGGTAGGCACGCCAGACTTCGCTACTGCAATCTCGAACCTCGGCGAGATGCCGTTCGAGTATGTCGCGATGCCGTATACCGACTCCAACAGCTTATTCGACTGGAATGAGGAGTACGGTTTTACGGACCTTGGGCGCTGGGGCTGGGAGCGGCAACTCTTCGGGTCGATCTTCTCGGCAAAGCGCGGCATCTATCCGGACCTTGTAACGTTCGGTGCGACGCAGAACTCGGGCGTTACCTCGATCATGGCGGTCGAGGTGGGCAGTCCATCGCCGTCGTTCGAGTGGACCGCCGCATATACGGCCAAAGCACAGCGCGCGCTCTCGAATGACCCGGCCCGCCCGCTGCAGACACTCACGCTCAACAAGATCAAGCTCGCCCCTTTGCACCAGCGGTTCGACTTCGTGGAGATGAACAGCATCGCATCGAACGGCCTCGCGATCCAGAAGGCTGGCAGCGACAATCAGCCAATGATCGCGCGTGAGCAGACGACCTACCAACTCAATCTGTACGGTCAGAGCGACGACGCCTACGAATTGGTGACGACGCTCGCCACGCTCGCGAAGCTGCTGCGCAATCAGCGGCAACTGATCACGTCGAAGTATCCGCGCTGCAAGCTGGCCGACGACGGCACGCGGTTTGGTCAGGGACAGGCAATCGTCACGCCTGGAATTATCAAAGCCGAACTCGTCTCGCAGTACAGCCTCGATGAGTTCAACGGGCTTTGCGAAAACCTCGCGGCATTCAAAGCCAACCTCCTAGTCGAGCGTGATTCGAATGATCCGAACCGCCTGAACGTGCTCTATCCGCCGGACCTCATCAACCAATTGCGGATTTTCGCCGTGTTGGCGCAATTCCGCCTGCAATACGACCGGGGCATCGATACCGCGATCATTGGTCCGCAGATCGGCGTGACCGGTATCGCGCCCGCCGCCTGATCCAAACCAAACCTCAACAACTCAACCCTAACCAGGAGCCACGACGATGGCACAAAGATTCGCGGGCGTTGCTCATCTCAAGATCGATGGAAATGAATACGCCTTGCGCGGCAACTTCACCGTGTCGCCGACCGGGTTCGAGCGCACGATGATCGCAGGCCAAGATCGGATTCACGGGTACCAAGAATTGCCCCGTGTCCCGTACATCGAAGGCGACATCTCGACGTTGCCGGATTTGAGTCTGGAAGCCCTTGCGGCCCAGACCAACGTCAACGTCGTCGCCCAACTCGCCAACGGGCTGCAGTACAGCCTTGAGGGAGCAACCTGCAAAGGCGGCTTCGACAACAACACGCGCGACGGTCAGGTGCGCGTGCGATGGGAAGGGCTGGTCTGCCATGAGATGCCCATCGGTGCGCCCAGCACACCGCCGCCAGTCGGGCCTGGGCCAGGGTGATCGTCATGAATGTGCCTGTTCGTCCTATCCGCGAGGGGTTTCAGGCCGACGACCCGAAGCCCGTCGCACCACCCGCACCGGCACCCGCTGCACCAGCGGCTGCACCGGTCGCTGCCGCACCAGCGCCAGCAGCAGCCGCACCGCCTGCGGAGCCAGATACGCCCGCAATTGTCGAGACGTGGCCAATCAAAGTCCCGTTGCGACACAAGGCGCTCCGCACCGACAGGCCAGAGGAGGTTCGAGAGCTTTTGTTTCGCGAACCGACTGGCGGCGACATCAACCGATACGGCAACCCGTGCCGCATCGATACGACGGGCGAGGTCATCATCGATGAACGCAAGATGACGATGATGATGGCCGCGCTCTCGGGCGTGCTCAGTCCGCATCTCGAACGCATGGACCCGCGCGACTGGAATACGTGTGCGTACAGATTGCGCGGTTTTTTTATTCCGGAGCCGTGGTGGTAGGTGAGGACGAAAACATCGTCCTCGACTGCTACTGGCTCGCCCAATGGTACCACCAGAACCCGGAGGTGTTTCTCGCCATGCCGTTGTCTGAAGTCAGAATTCATTTGATGCGCACCGCAAAGATCGCCGAGCTTCGGCGAAGTGCGCGTGCGTCGGAAGACGACAATGGCAACTGAATACGAAGAACTACAGCTAACCGTCAATCTGCAGGACAATGCTTCGCCCGGCCTGCGGAAGATCAATGACGAGATTGACAGGATGGGTGGTGGCGAGGCCCTGAAACAATTTCATGGCCACGTTACCAAAGTTGGCGACCTGACGAAGGTACTCGAAGAGCAGATAAAGAAATTCGCCGGGCACGACTGGGGCCGCATCTTCGGCGTAATGTCGAAGGGCGCGGGCGAACTAACAGGAGCATTAAAGCCACTAACCGAAGGCTTTGGGGCGGTCGGCGAAAAGGTTTTGCCGCTTGCCGGTCGCATCGGCGCCATTGCTGGGCCTATGCTCGTCGTCGCAGGCGCCGCAGCGGAAGCATATAAATCACTCGACCGCTTTTCGAGAAGTACGGACGCCATCACCGTTGCCTCGCAGAGGCTCGGCTTGCTCGGCGGTCAGTATGAAAAATTAAGCCAACAGATGCGCGATGCCGGTTTGACCGAGTCGCAAATTACCGAAAACTTGAAGGGGCTGTCCGATACATTGGCCGACAAGACGAAGGGGAACAGTCAGGTTATTCAGCAATACCTGCAAGGAGCGGGCCTCGCCGTCGCACAACGCGAAGCCATGATGCAGAGATTACAGGAACTAGAAAAATCAGATGTCGTCGGCTTAGCCAATTGGGTGAGAAACGTCCAGAATTTAACTTACGAGAACACATTCAAGGCAATGCAGGCTGTCCGCGATGCGCAGGGCAACCGCATGTATTCCGACGACGAGGCTCGGAGCAGGGCGGCCCACGCACGAGAAATGGCCGGGGAGATTGCTCATACGCATGACCTTTGGCGGGTAAAATCTGCGTTTGCCGGAATGACGCCAGACGAGCTTGCGGCATGGCAAACGCGCGAGAAAATGGCCAAAGAATATATTGAGAACGTCAATGCTATGGCGGGTGCCTGGAAGAGAATGGATGACTCCGCCGCATTATTCTTCGGACGGTTTAGCGCGCCCGGTATCAACGCAGTCATTCGCGGTCTGACAGCGTTTGCTAACCATATGGACCATATTTTCAGCGAGTGGGAGAAGACCGCCAGAGAACAAGAGGAACGACTAGAAAGGCAGCGTCAGGCGCGAGCAAAGGGAGAGGCTGTACCAAGTAGCGAAAGAGAACGGCCACGGCCACCTGTGCGTGATACCGCACATCCGCCGTCACAAGGTTTCTATCGCGGACGTTATGCTCCGCGTTCGAGTGGCTTCCAGACCGGCGGCGCGTTTATGGTCGGCGGCACCGGCGGTGATGACAGCGAGCCGATCAGCTTCATGGCGTCGCCGGGCGAGCGGGTCACGATACACACGCCTGCGCAGCAGAAAGGGTTCGGCCTCGGTGATCAGGCTGACGAACAGATCAAGACCGAGAAGCAACTCACCGACGAATTGAAACGACTCAACGAGTTTCTGTTCAGGACGTCTGGGCCGGGCAAAGCCAAGGGCGGGACCGCCGGGACTCCGGGTGGGACCGGCGCGGGCACGGCAGAGAGCGGCGCAGCCGGTGGCGCATTGGGCGCTTCGATCATGCAGGGCCTCGGCGGCCTGCCGGGTTTTGGCAGCGGCACTGATACAGGCACGGGCACAGGCGCGGGCACAGGCGCGGGCACCGGCACCGGCACCGGCACGGGCACCGGCACCGGCACGGGCAACGCTGATCCGACTGGTTTCGCCACGGGTGGTCCTGGCGGCGTAAACACAGGCGGCACTCCACCGGCGAGCGGCGGCACGGCGCCGACCGACGTGAGTGCGGCCCGACGCATGGGCAGCACTGATGTTCCCGGAGGTGCGAGCGGTTTGCCGGTTGGTGGCAATACAGGAACGGGTGGCGGAAGCGGCGGCCGTTTCAATGTCCCTGCGGGCACGCGTCCGATAGGCGCTGGCGAGAGCGAGACGGTGACGCTATCGAACGGCTCGCGAGTTACGGTCAACAAACGCGGCGCCGCGCAATTCCAGGGCTTCTTCAATGATCTGATTGCGGCGGGAGCGCCGGTTCGAAATTTGGGCGGCGTCGGTGCTCGCCCCGGCAACGCTTCGCAGCACCCGGTGGGACTTGCCGTCGATTGGGCGCAGCATTCGCGAAACGTCGTGGACCGTGATGTGCAGGCGTGGATATCGAACAATCGCAGCACGCTCAACGCGCTTGAGCAGAAATGGGGAATGAGCGGCGGCGAGCACTGGAGAAATCCCGACACCGGACATTTTTCGATTGATACGCTCGGAGGCAGCAATGTGGACGCTCCGGGCGGCGGCGGCGGCGGCGGCGGTGGCGGCGGTGGTGGTGGCGGCGGTGGTGGTGGATTGGCTGGTTTCGGTGGCGGCGGCGGTGGTGGCTTCCCTGCAATGGGTCCGATGGGGGGAATGATCGGGCGACTTCTCGGTGGCCTGGGCGGTGGTGGCGGCTTCGGTGGGTTTGGTGGCGGCCGAGGCATGGGTGGCTTCGGTGGAATGCTTGGCGGCCTGCTCGGCGGTGGCGGCGGCATTTTCAACATGCTCGGCGGCTTGTTGGGTGGAGGTGGTCGCGGCTTCGGTGGCGGCGGCATTTTCTCGATGCTTGGCGGTCTATTCGGCGGCGGCGGGTTTGGCGGTGGTGGTCGCGGCTTCGGCGGCGGTGGGTTCGGCGGCGGTGGGCGGCATCGCGGCGGTGGAGGTGGCGGCGGTGGAGGTGGCAATGCAGCCGTACCGGCAGCGGGCACCCCGGCAGCGGCCAGCGGCGACGTAAACGCGAATCTCGCGAAAGATCGCGAACGGTTCAGAGCCGAATTGCAGCAAAAGCCGTGGCTGCGCGAAAAATTGCTTGGTATCGGCGCGGGTGAAAATCGCGATCCGGCGGCCAATCAGGCTGTGTTTGAAGAAACGATGAATCGCGCGTCGGTATCCGGGCATTCGCTTGAACACGAAGCGCGTACCACGCGCGAGGGTGGCTATTACGCAGGATATAATCCTGGCGCTCTGCGCGACGCAGGGTTTCGGGCCGCATCTGAAGCAAGACTTGAGTCCGCTCTCGCCGGATCGAATGTCAGTAATTTTGCGACCGACAATTCCTCGGGCGGCCTCGCACAACGTGAGGGCAGCAGCGGTCGCTTCGTACAACAGTTTACTTCCGGTGGCGAATATTTTTGGTCGCCGGGTACGTCGGGGAATTTCAGCCGCGCTAAATGGTTAGAGTGGCAAAAACGGATGGCGGCCGGGCAGATCACTCACTTAGATGGTGCGGGTGCCGGTGCGGGTGCTGGCGCGGGCGCTGGCGCTGGCGGCGGCACTGGCCCTAGTGGCCCGCTCGCGATGGGTGCGGAGCCGGATCAAGCCAACCGGCCGTACAAGATCGGCGGCAACCTCGCGCTTGGCGGCCAGACGTTTCACTGGGAAAGCGGCGGCATGAAGCGCGGCAGCATTCCGTATGGGACGTATGACGTGAACATCGGGCGTGGCGACATCGGTCCTATCGGTCAGCGTATCGGATCGATTGCGACAGTCGGCGGCGCTGGCGGTGTGATCAACGATCCGAAATATCCAGGCCAGCCGCGCGGGGGCATTCAGATTCATCCGGGCAGCGGTGACACGCTCGACCGAATGTTTACCGAAGGCTGTTTCTCCGTATCGAGAAAGGAATGGCCAGCGTTCAAACAAGCCTTGCTCAAGGAAGCACACAACGGCCCGCTCGTGCTCAACGTCGGTCGTGATGGGCGCGCGTCGATCTTTACAAAGAAGATGCTCGAACAGGGCGGCGTATCTCAGGGCATGGTTTCACCCGGCGGTGGTGGTGGCGGTGGCGGCGGCGGTGGCGGTCCAGTTAGTGAAGGCGGACTTGGCGGCATGGGCGCTCCGGTCTCCGGTCTTCCTCCTGGTTTTAGAGATGATGAGCGCGGAGGTGGACCATCGTCCATCGGCGGTACGTGGACCGGCGGCGCCGGGCGCTCGTTTGCTGGCGGCTATGGCGGTATCGGCAAGGGTGGCTATGGCACTCCAGGTATGACGCCATCGGGTCGTCCCGGCCTCGGCGCCACCGATCCGGCGGGGACTGCCAGCAGAGATATGAGTTCGTCGGCGATAGACGCCACGGGTCGTCCAGGACTCGGCAAGAGCGATCCCGCAGGTTCACAGAGCAGAGACACAAAATCGCTTTCCGGCTCAGGTTGGAATCGTCCTGGCTTCGGCAATTCTGATCCATCAGGGACAGCAAGCAGAGACTCGAAAGAGTTATCGGGTTCTGGATTCAATCAACGTCCTGGCCTCGGCAATTCTGACCCGTCAGGAACGGCAAGCAGGGACTCGAAAGACTTATCAGGTTCTGGGTTCAATCAACGCCCCGGCCTCGGAAGAAGCGATCCATCCGGTACGGCCAGTCGCGATGATCCAACGCGTGGAATCAATTTCGGCGGCGATCCGACGCGTCCCGGCCTCGGCCGCAGCGATCCTTCAGGTTCGCGCAGCAGAGACGATCCGACCACGGGTAGTGGTGCGTTTGATCCGACGCGCGGTGGGTTGTTCGATCCAACTATGCGCGGCGGTCGCAGCGATCCGACAGGCTCAATGCTCGCAATCGACCGCGCCAACATCGATGCCGCAACTACGCATCGCGTCGAGGGTACCGGTAAGATTTCCGTGGACGTCAATGCGCCGCGTGGCACGAAGGTCAGCGCCTCATCTGGCGGTTTGTTCAAGAAAGTCTCGGTGCAGCGTCAGACGCAGATGGAGCCAGCAGCAAGCTCGCTCGGTAAGGGTAGTGAAGGAGAAGCAACCGGGCGAGCAGGAGTCGAGTGACAATGGCATTCGTACCTGGACCGGGACCAAAGATCACCGATATCCCGAACACGAAATGGCGGGACGAACTCATGCCCGCTTCCTATGGCGGTGCATTTTTCCACGTCGAGACGGGCAGCAAGGAAAGCGGCCGTCGCATCGTGCTCCACGAGTGGCCAAAGAAGGACCAGGGCTATCCGGAGGACATGGGACGCAAGACGCGACAGTTCAGCGTGCGCGGCTACTGCATCGCATATCCATTTGACACACCGGAGCTTCTCTACCAACGCGACTATCGCAAGGCGCGCGACCGGCTGATCGCCGCGCTCGAAAGGGAAGGCCCTGCCCTGCTGCAGTTGCCGACGATCCCGCCCGCCTATGTGGTGAACATGAATTACCGATGGGCGGAAGAGCAAAAGTTCGGGGGGTTTTGCGTGTTCGATATGAGCTTCGTTGAGTATGGCGTGCCAGATCAGACGATTGACAACCCGGCAGGCATGCTCGCCCAGACGGCGAATGATCTCCGCGATCAGATGAAGACCGTCATGGACAATGTCGATGAAATGCTGCGCCTTCACGCGATAGGCGCGGGCAATATTCCGGGGCCGGGCTGATGGATAAGAAGACTGCACAAGAGGCCGCTGCCATCATGCAGCGCAGTCTCGACGCGCTCGTGCGTGTTGTGCCAGCGACCGGGCGAACCGGTTCTGATCTCCGCGTCGCATGTGGTCGTCTTTCCGCCAACGCCGAGACGCTTTTGCAGACCAACACTGCAGGAGCACCGCTCGTTAACTGCTTCGCGCTCGCGCTGCAGAACTTGGCGACCCAGCCGCAGCTTGCCGTGGTGCGCAATCAGACGCTCGCCGAAACGCCGGTATTGCTCGGTGCTGTTCTGATCCGGGATTGCATCGTGCGGCTCTGTCTCGCAACAGAGGCGAAGGTGATCGCGGCCACGACCTTTGTCACCCGCTCTGACGTCGAGGCGCTGCAGGCAAATATCAA